AGATGCTAGAGTTGCACTACAAGTTGGCGCAAACCTTGATCTAACCAATCAAGATACTGATGATCTGTCTGAAGGTGCTACGAACCTTTACTATACAGATGCTCGTGCAGATGCTAGAGTTGCACTACAAGTTGGCGCAAACCTTGATCTAACCAATCAAGATACTGATGATCTGTCTGAAGGTGCTACGAACCTCTACTTTACAGATGCTCGTGCTCAGACTGCACTGACAACTCAACTTGCTGCAAAACAAGATACGCTTGTTGCAGGTGACTATAGTAATACTACAACTACCACCACTGGTTCTGAAGTTGATTTCACTATCAGTGCTGGTCGTCAAGTCAATGACGTTCTTGTCTTTGTTGATGGTGTACTGAAACTACCTACAACTGATTACACTATCTCTGGCACAACTCTTACGTTCGGTGTTGCTCCTGGCAGCGGCGTCGTAGTACACATCCGTTACCTTCCACTAGGCTGATAACCAATGGCTAAACCAACTACTAGAACAGAACTCAAGGAATATTGCTTGAGAAGACTGGGCAAACCAGTCTTGGAAATCAACGTTGATGACACTCAACTTGAGGATGCAATCGACTATGCATTGTCCAAGTTTCAGGAGTTTGGTTATGACAGTATGTATCGTGCATATCTGAAGCATAAGTTCACATCTGCTGAACTTACAAGACTCAGAGAAACAAACGATACTATTACTACTGCTGATGGAACGGTATATGAAGAAGGTCAGACATATATCCAACTACCTTCTGATGTGATTAGTGTCCAAGGCATCTTTGACTTTGGTGATAAGAACGCAATGAGTTTCTTTGATGTTCGTTATCAAATCAGACTGAATGATTTGTATGACTTTACATCTGCATCATTCGCACACTACTATATTATTCAACAACAACTGGCACAGATTGACTTCCTTCTAGTCGGAAAGAAACCTATCAGATATACGCAGACAACAGATCGTCTGTATGTTGATATGGACTTCCGAACAGATACAGAAGTCGATAAGTATATTATCATTGATTGTTATAAGTCTATCGATCCAGATAACTTCCCCAAGGTTTATCAAGAACCATGGCTTCTGGATTACACCACTGCTCTATTCAAGAGACAGTGGGGAGCAAACCTCATCAAATATGATGGTGTCCAACTCCCTGGTGGCGTGACTCTCAATGGCACCAAAATTTATGATGACGCTGTTCAGACCATAGAAAAACTAGGTGAAGAACTTAGAGATCATCATGAACTTCCACCACTAGACATGATCGGATGATATGGCACTCAATTCCTATTTCTCTCAAGGCACACAAGCAGAAAGAGACCTCTATGAGGATCTCGTTATCGAGCAGATAAAAATCTATGGACAAGATCTAAAATACATGCCGAGAACACTCGTCAATAGAGACGAGTTGTTTGGAGAAGATGTCTCTTCAAAGTTTGACGATGCATATACACTTGAGATGTATATTGCAAACGTTGAAGGTTTTGAGGGAGATGGGGATTTGTATAGTAAGTTTGGTATTAGAGTAACTGACCAAGCAACGTTCGTTGTCTCTCGAAAGAGGTGGACTGAAGAGGTAGATGATAACGCTGACTTGATTAGAGAGGGTAGACCAAACGAGGGAGACCTTATTTACTTCCCACTTACCAAAAAATTATTTGAAATTAAATTTGTAGAATATAAGAAACCATTCTATCAACTTAAAAATCCATACGGAGCATTTGTATACGAACTCAGATGTGAACTCTTTGAATACAGTGACGAGGTTCTCGATACTGGTGATGCTGAGATCGATAACATCGAGACTACATTCGCTGCTGCGATCAAACTTATCATGGATCCTGGTGGTACAGGTGACTTCCAGGTTGGTGAAGAGGTTGTAGGTGATGAATACCATGCCAAGGCAACGGCAACTATCACAGGTGACGCAGTAACTGCAGTGACTATTACAGACGGTGGTAGTAATTACAATGCCGTATTGCCACCAACAGTCACATTTAGCGGAGGCGGAGGCAATGGTGCTACGGGTACTGCTACGGTCAGTGCATCTGGCGGTAGTGGTTATACTTCTGCACCAACTGTCACGATTGACTACTCCCCCAAAGACAACAGAGCAGAAGTCAAGTCCTGGAACAGTTCTACAAGAGAACTTCAAGTCATCAACAGAACAGGAGTCTTTACAACTGCAGAGACAGTAACTGGTCTCACATCAAATGCTAAGTGGAGTCCTGAGTCTTATAACACTATAAATAATACAAATAGTGCCTGGGATCAAAACGATTACATCGAAACCGAGGCAGATGATATCATTGATTGGACTGAAACAAACCCATTCGGTGACTTTGGAAATCAAGGAGACAGTTACTAATGTTAGGGACATACACTTATCACGAAATTATTCGTAAAACCATCGTCGGTTTCGGAACTCTGTTTAACGACATTGAGATCCGTAGAACTGGTGAGGGTGGTCGTATTGAGGCGATGAAAGTCCCCCTCAGTTATGGACCTAAACAAAAGTTTCTAGCAAGACTAGAACAACAAGCAACTCAGGAACAACCAGTACAAATGGTTCTTCCTAGAATTGCATTTGAGGTAAAGAATATTTCTTACGATTCCAGTAGGAAAGTATCTCCTATCCAGACAGTTAAAGCTGTTGATCCCGATAATGATGCAAAGGTGAGAAGGGCATACATGCCTGTCCCATATAACATCGACTTTGAACTCGCTATCATTGCAAAGAATAGTGATGATGCAGTACAGATCGTCGAACAGATTCTTCCATACTTCCAACCATCTTTTAATATCACTCTGAATCTGGTAAGTGTGATTGGTGAGAAGAAAGACGTGCCAATTACTCTCACCAGCATCTCTTACGAAGATGACTATGAGGGTGACTACATGAAGAGAAGGGCAATCATTTATACATTGCAGTTCTCTACAAAGACATATCTCTATGGTCCTGTCAGCGACAGCAGTGTTATCAAGAAGGCTATTGCAGATGTCTATACAAAGGTAGACACTGTAAGTACACCAAGAGCTATGAGATATACTGCACAACCAGATCCAGTTACTGCAGAAGTTAATGACGACTTTGGATTCACTGAGACTTGGACTACAAACGATGATTATGTACAGTGGAATCCTGTCACTGGTCAGGACGAAGCTATTACTTAAGGAGCAGAACCATGGGAACCTTTGATGGTCTAGACGATGTTCTGAATATTGCTAAACCCAATATTCCAGAGGAAACTGAAATTGTAAAAGAAGAACCCAAGCCTGAACCAAAGGCTAAACAGGAAGTGGATGACCAAACTAAAGACTACGAATACACTAGAGGTAATCTTTACTCTCTAATTGAGAAAGGTCAAGAGGCTGTAGAAGGTGCTCTTGATGTGGCACTAAATAGTGATCATCCTAGAGCGTATGAAGTTGCAGTTAATGCAATGAAGCAGGTATCAGATATGACTGATAAACTTGCAGATCTTCATAAGAAAATGAAGGATCTAGATGCACCAACTAATAAGTCTGGTCCTACAAATGTTACCAATGCGTTGTTCGTTGGAAGCACTGCAGAGTTGCAGAAACTACTTAAACAACAAAAACAGATAAATACTAAAGAAGGAAAGAGCTAAGTACCATGTCATCTAACGTCGTAACACCTGTGCAACACATTGGGTCACTGACTCACAATAGTGATACTGCACAAACAACTAGTGCAATCACTGTGAAGACAGGGATCTTCCGTATGATCAATGCTGATTCGCATAGCAATCATTTTGCATGGGGTGGTGCTCCTGATGTGTCTACGGATCAGGTAGTCCATATGCCCGTCAATGGTGCTGAAATCTTCAAACTTTCCAAACCAAAGAGAACTACTATCAAAGCTGCAACTGCTGCATCCCCTTGTGTGTTGACAGTTGGTGAGGACGGTAGAACTCCTGCCCACGATTTTTCAGTTGGTGACTACATCACAATCACTGGTGCTGCCGTTGCTGCATATAACGTGTCGCACGCAGAGATTACTGCTGTTACTAACAACACAATTACAATTTCCTCCGATCAATCTAGTTCCGCTGCATTCACTGGAACTGCCACTGGATCTCTCAGCATTAAGATTCAGGCAAAAGGTGATAGCACGAACGGTCTGACCATGTATATCGACGAAGTACAAGTCTCAGGTTGATGTCATGCCTGCAGTTTCAAAAAAACAACAAAGATTCTTCGGGATGGTTAGAGCGGCTCAAAAAGGGGAGATGGATTCCCCGTCGCCTGAGGTTTCCAAAGCTGCATCCTCCATGTCCAAGTCCGACGTAAAGAAATTTGCATCCACTAAACACAAGGGGTTACCGATGAAGAAGAAAACCTATGAGCAATTCACCACAGAAGCCGCAGCCTGGACCAGAAAGGCCGGAAAATCCTCTGAAGGAGGACTCAATGAGAAAGGACGAAAGTCTTACGAGAAGGAAAATCCAGGATCTGACCTCAAAGCACCTAGCAAGAAGGTTGGAAATCCCAGGCGGGCATCCTTCTGCGCTAGAATGAAAGGTATGAAGAAGAAGTTGACTAGTAAGAAGACTGCTTCTGATCCCGATTCACGCATTAACAAATCTCTCAGAGCTTGGAATTGTTAGGCAACCCTTAAGAAAGTTGACTTTCGCTAAATAAAAAGTATAATGGGAGTATCTGCATGATACCAATGCTTGCATTCTACTTGTGTGTCTTAATTGTAATCGGCTGTATATGGTATGGCGGTTATGAAGGCACCATGAGACTTGTATCGTACTGCGAGTTACAGTTTAGATACGCTTGGGTCCAAATAAGAATGTTTTT